ATCGGCGTATTTATTGATGAGCTTCACGAGTTCGGCAAAAGTGCGAAAGCCGCATCGATGTTGACAGAGGCGACCGGCGGGATCACCTCGCGCCCAGAAGGCTTTGTTTTTTATTGCACGACCCAATCAGCAGAGCCGCCTGCAGGCGTGTTTCGCGATAAGTTGAGTTATGCCCGCAAGGTGCGTGACGGGAAAGTGGTCGATCGTCGGTTTTTGCCGGTGATCTATGAGTTCCCTGAGCACATGCTTCAGGCCAAGGCCTACGAGAACCTTAATAACGCCTACATCACTAATCCGAACTGGAATGTGTCGGTGGATGCCGAGGTGATTGCGCAGAAGCTCCAGGAGGCAGTAGAGGCCGGCGAGCATGCGGTGCGGGATGTGCGGGCCAAGCATCTCAACGTCGAGATTGGCCTAAGCCTACGCTCTGACCGTTGGGCCGGCGCAGACTTCTGGGAGCGCCAAGCCTTACTTGAGCCAACCTTTACGCTAGACGATCTGATCGCCAGATCGGAGGTAGTCACAATGGGCGGCGACGGTGGTGGGTTGGACGACTTGCTCGGCCAGTACGCCATCGGCCGTTGCAAGGAGACCCGCCGTTGGCTTTGTTGGGGACATTCCTGGGCCCACCCATCCGTCCTTGAGCGGCGTAAGGAAATCGCGCCGCGTCTGAAAGACTTCGCGAAGCAGGGGCATTTGACGTTAGTCGCGCGGATCGGTGACGACGTCGAGGAATTCGCGGCAAACGTCGCGCGGGTCCATGAAGCGGGCTTGCTTTCCAAGATGGGAATCGACCCGAGCGGCATCGGCGGCATCCTCGATGCGATGCTATTGGCGGGCATACCTGAAGAACTCATCGTCGGTATTTCACAAGGCTGGAAATTAACGGGGCCAATCAAGACGGCTGAGCGAAAGCTTGCCGAGGGCGTGCTGGTCCATAGCGGACAGCCGCTCATGGCCTGGTGCGTCGGCAATGCCAAGGTCGAGCCCCGCGGGAATGCGGTGATTATCACGAAGCAGGCATCGGGCACGAGCAAGATCGACCCGCTGATGGCGATGTTTAACGCTATCGAATTGATGTCACTGAACCCGACCGCGCAGAACTCGAAATCATTTTGGGAATCCTGATGAACAAACTCATCAAAGTCATGCCCGACGCATTGATCGTCGCCGGTGCGACGGCAGTGTCGTATGGCGCTTGGCTGCTGCACCCGGCAGCCGGATTCATAACTGGTGGTGTTCTGATGTTGGCCGGAGGCGTCCTTGCCGGAATCGGGTTGTCGCGCTCGAAGGCGGGTGAGTAATGTCCCTATTTGTCCCTGCCAATCAGCGCCGGAACCAGGCATTCAAAGAATCATTCTGGAGCGACCTATTCTCTTTCGCGCGCTCTCGTTCGGGACAGTCGGTAACGCTCGCCTCCTCGCTGGAGGTTACGGCTGTATTAGGATGCGTGCGCGTCATCTCGGAAGATCTTGCCCAGGTTCCGCTAAAGTTGTTTCGCAAGCGAAAAGACGGCGGCAGCGACGAGGAGCGTGAGCACCCGTTGTCGGACCTTCTCGACGTTGGCCCTAACGACTGGCAAACCGGGTTTGACTTTATCGAGAACCTAGCCATTCAGGCCTCGTTGGGCGGGAACTTCTACGCTTTCAAGAACAAGGTCCGGAACAGCGTACGTGAATTGATCCCGTTCCCACCCGGCGCCGTTAGTGAAAAATGGGACGACTTTATCCCCACCTACTCATGCACAACCAGTAAGGGAGCGCAAAGGGACTTCCCGGCCGAAGCAATTTGGCATGTGCGCGGCCCGTCGATCGACACGAAGACAGGCATGGCCGCTGTCCGAATGGCGCGTGAGGCGATCGGCTTGGCGATGGCAACCGAGGAGGCTCACGCAAGCCTGCACGCGAATGGTGGTCAAGCCAGCGGTATGTACTCCGTCGACTCGACCCTAAACGAGACGCAGTACAAGGATCTAAGTAAATGGATTGCGACTCAGATCGCAGGTGAGAATCGTTTCAAGCCACTCGTCTTGGATCGTGGCGCCAAGTGGACGCCGATCTCGATGAGTGGTGTCGATGCTCAGCATCTTGAGACGCGTCGGCACCAGATTGAGGAAATCTGTCGCGCATTCCGCGTGATGCCGATCATGATCGGCCATGCCGACAAAGCGGCAACGTATGCGAGCGCAGAGCAAATGTTCCTCGCGCACGTGAAGTACACGTTGCAGCCCTGGTTTCGCCGCATCGAAAAGTCGATCGACAAGCACCTTCTGACCCGTGAGGATCGCCAGGCCGGAATTTACGCAAAGTTCCTGCCGAATGCGTTGATGCGTGGCGCCGCTAAGGATAGAGCCGAGTTCTATTACAAGATGTGGTCGATGGGGACTCTAAACCCGAACGAAATTCGGGCGATGGAGGAGCAAAACCCCTACACCGGCGGCGACACCTACCGGGTCCAGCTCAATACCACAGACGCATCGAAGTCTCCCGCCGAAGTAACCTCGTAGGAAAACACATGCCCAAATCGAATATGCAGCCAAAGGCTGCAGGTCGGGTGCTGTCCGCCGAAAACGAGCGCCTGCTGCGTGAAGCGCGCGACAACATCGATACCGTGCTTTCGCAGTTGGCCGAAGAGGAGCCGCAAGACGCTAGCTCGTTCAGGCATCGCAACCGCATGGCACTGAAGCCGGGCCACGTTCGTATCAACGCCGACGCTAGCGATAGCGAGGCCGAGATCCTGATCTACGGCGATATCGGCGGCGGATGGTGGGACGAGGGCATCACCGGCGAGTCGATCACGAACCAGATCTCCGACCTTGATCACGACGTAATCAACGTGAGGATCAACAGCGGTGGCGGGTTAGTTTTTGAAGGTCTGGCGATTTATCAGGCTCTCGCGCGACACTCATCCAAGATCATCGTCCACATCGACAGCATCGCAGCCTCGATCGCCAGCGTCATCGCGATGGCCGGCGACGAGATCAGGATCAGCGAAGGTGCAAACCTGATGATCCACAAGCCTTGGTCCGGTATGTGGGGCGACGCCGACGCATTCCGCAAGGAAGCCGACGTGCTCGACCAGCTGCAGACCGGCCTGGTCAACATCTACGAAGCGCGGACAGGCGCTAAGCGCGCAGACATCGAGGCGTGGGTCAACGCTGAAACCTGGTTCCTCGGTCAGGCCGCTGTCGACGCCGGTTTCGCAGACGCGATGGTGCCGGCGAAGAAGAAAAAGGCTGCAGCATCTGCGATGCTCAACCACTTCCGCAACACCCCACAAAATTTGTTGGCATCGGCCGACGCTCCAGAAGTTCGCGAGTTCGAAGCTTTCCTGCGTGACGCAGAAGGGCTCTCGCACGCGCAAGCAAAGCGCATCGCTGCGGCGATGCCGAAGGCGAATCGTGACGATTCGTCGAAACCGTCAGTACCCCCCCTCCGTGATGGTGGGGACCCTGCGGATGAACAGCGCGCGGCAGCTAGTCGCCTCGCGCAAGGCATCAAACAACTCACCTCCACCATCAAGGAATAATCATGGCCGACAAAGACGCAGTTCAAGAAGTAATGGAAGCGTTCACTGAGTTCCAGAAAACGAACGACGCGAACCAAAAGAAGCACAGTGCAGCACTGGACGAGAAGCTAGAAAAGATCAACAAGGTCTTCGACAAGTACGAGCCGATGAACCAGCAGCTCGTGATGATCGAAAAGCAGAACAAGGCGATGCAGGAGCAACTCGACAGCATCGAAAAGATCGCCAACCGTTCGGGCCTTGGCGGCGGCGCCGACCCGCAGGCTAAAGCTGCGCAGGAATACCTGGCTGCGTTTGATCGCATGATGCGCCGTCCGTCGGGTGACCGTGACCCGGCCGACGTCGAATTGGTCAAGAACCGTTCTGCTGCACTGGTCAAAGGCGACGACGCGAGCGCTGGTTATCTGCTGGCGCCGCCGGAAATGCAGAAGGAAATCATCAAGAATGTAATCGAGATGACCCCGATGCGCTCGCTGGCAACCGTCCGTACCATCGGCGGCGATAGCTGGAAGTCGCCGAAGAAAACCGGCAGCGGCTCTGCCCTGCGCGTCGGCGAACGTGCGCCGCGTGGCAATACGGGCGACCCGTCCTACGGCATGCTGACCATCAGCGCCCCGGAAATGTTCGCCCGCATCGAGGTGTCGCAGCAGATGCTGGAGGATTCGGACTACGATCTGGCGGCCGAGCTGCGCGAGGACGCATCCGAGCAATTCTCCGTGCGCGAAGGCGCTGAATACGTCTCCGGCGTGGGCGGCACGACCGAGGCAGGAGGCTTCCTGCTGGATGCTGCTGGCCTGGCTTCGTTCAACAGCGGTCACGCAACGCAGATCACTGGCGATGGCCTGATCGACCTGTTCCACGGGCTGAAAACCGCCTATGCCAAGAACGGCATCTGGACCCTGAACCGTTCGACCCTCGGCGCCGTCCGCAAGCTGAAAGACGGTAACAACCAGTACCTGTGGGTGCCGGGCATCGCCAACGGCATCGCCAACACCATCCTCGGCGCCGCTTACGCCGAAATGTCGGACATGCCGAACATCGCCGCAAATGCCTATCCGATCGCATTCGCTGACTGGAAGAAGCTGTACGTGATCATTGATCGCGTCGGCATCTCGTTCCAGCCGGACTACATGACCGGCGCCGACGACGGCCTGGTCGTGTTCCGTGGCCGCAAGCGTACTGGCGGCGGTGTGCGCCAGGCTGAGGCGGGTGTTCGCCTGAAGGTCGCAGCCTAACCTGTAATGGCTCCCCGCTTCGGCGGGGATTCCCAACTTTTACCAATGAGGTAATCCATGCGTGATCTTCACAACAACATCGCGGTTCGCCGCGGCATCAGCCCCGTCTCCGTGGCAGACAACACGGCGCAAGTTTCGCAAATCATCGACACCGCCGGCTTCGGCGCACTGGAATTTGTGCTGAACATCGGCACCGTCGCTGATGCGGATGTCACCTTCACCGTGCTGGTCGAGGACGGCAACGCTGCCAACCTGTCGGATGCCTCGGCGGTCGCCGATTCGGGCCTGCTGGGCACCGAGGCTGGTGCGTCGTTCCAGTTCGACGATGACAACGAGGTGCGCAAGATCGGCTACATCGGCAACAAGCGTTATGTCCGCTTGACCGTCACTCCGGTCAACAACGCTTCGGCAGCCCTGATCGCGGCGACGGCCATCCTGGGCCACCCGCAAAACGCCCCCGTCGCCTAAATAGCTCGGGGCGGCGGTAACGTTGCCCCAACTCCCGCAAGGAATCGACCGTGAAAATCAAGATGCTTGAGACTCAGCTCGGCTCCGTCGATGGATGCCGCATCGCCACTTACGTCGCCGGCGCTGAGTACGATCTCAGCGGGAGTGCGGGCGCACTCGACCTGGCGCGAGCTTTCATCGGCGCCGGGTTCGCGGAGCCAGTAGCCGGTGCCGCCAAGCCTGCCGCGCAGGCGCAGGAGAGCGTGTCGGCTGATGGACCACTCGCCGAATGTGATGCCGCCGCGCCTGAACAGCCGGTTGCCCCGTCTCCGGCCCGAGGCCGCGGCCGCCGTAAGGCCTGATCATGGCAGTGAAACTTATTACCCCGCCAGCGTCAGAACCAATCACGCTCGCGGAGGCGAAGGCTCACCTTCGCGTCGAAATTGACGACGACGATTTGCTAATTGGGGCGCTGATTACAGCAGCGCGCGAAGCGGCTGAGCATGAGACGCGGCGCTCCCTGATGCCGCAAACCTGGGAGCTGGCACTGACTGGGTTTCCAAGCCCGGCTGGCGCGATTCGTTTGCCGAAGCCGCCGGTGTCCTCTGTCACCAGTGTCAAGTACTTCGACACAAGCGGAGAGCAACAGACGATGGCCGAAACGGATTATCTGCTGAATCAACACACCGATGGCGCCGATTTGCATCCGGCGTATACCATCAACTGGCCGGTCGCGCGCAAGCAGCCCGACGCAGTCACGATTCGCTATGTTGCCGGTTATCCGAACGCAGCCAGCGTGCCGTCGCAGATCAAGGCGTGGATGTTACTGCGCATTGGTCTCCTGTATGAAAACCGCGAGGCTGCCTCAGGCTTGACGTTGAGCCCACTTCCTTTTATCGACGGGATGCTCGACCCATATCGCGTGTGGGGTGGCTGATGCAGTCCGGGAAACTAGACCGACGGATAACGATCCAGGAGCGGCAGAAGACGACGAACCCGGCGAACGGCGAAGATCTCTACGGCTGGGTCGATGTCCTGTCCTGTGCCGCCGAGTTCGTCCCGAACCGCGGCCAGGAGTTTTTCGCAGCGCGCCAGAAGCAGGACGAATCCGTAGGGCTGTTCCGCATTAGGCACCGCCCCGACATCGTGGCAGAAATGCGCATCGTCTTCGAGGGCAAGCCCTACGACATCATTTCGGTCGATCCAATGTTTGGCCGCAAAACCGGTCTTGAACTGCTCGCAAAGACGGGTCTGACAAATGGCTGACGACGTCAACATCCGCATCACCGGGCTGCCCGAGTTCATAAGTCGTCTGCGAGCCTTGTCGCTGGATATGCAGCGCAAGGTGACGCGCGCTGGAGCGATGGCGGCTGGTAACGTGTTCCGCAAGGCGGCGGTCGCCAATGCGCCGATTTTACAAAAGCCGGATACGCGCAAGAACAACCCACGCGTACCAGGCACTCTGCAGAAGGCCGTCTATGCCGCTCGCTCACGCATCAAGTCGAAGCCCGGCAAGGAGTTGATCGTGGTCGGCGTCAGGTCGGACAAGGCGTCCGCGGCGCGGGGCAAAGGGGCATTTTATTGGCGCTTCGTCGAGAACGGACACTTGGTCCGAGGTCCCGGGCAAAAGATCAAGGGTGGCACGAACCGCGCAACACTTGAGCGCAATCGGCTGAAGGCGGGCGGAGCAAAGTTTGTCCCGCCGGTGTTCTTCATGAAACGAGCCTTCTCCGACAACCAGGACGCCGCCATCAAGGCGTTCAACGAACGCATCGAGAAGCGAATACAGAAGGCCAACAAGGAACTCAATGAGCGCTGAGAACAAGGTCTATGCAGCGTTGAGCGGGGCGCCCGGCGTGACTGCGCTGGTGGGCAGCCGGATTAAGCCCAACATGCTGCCCCAAGGTGAGCCCTTGCCGGCCATTCTGTATACGCGCGCAGATACTGATTACGTTACCACGATCCACAGCGCCATCGCCCTGGGATCGCTCGTTCAGATAGATGTTTGGTGCATCGCCGATTCGTCGACCGTAGCCGCGGCGCTCGCCGAGGCAGTGGAGGCGGCGCTTGGCGATGCCAGCATTCCGCCGGTCGGACGCAGGCCTGAACTCGACCCGGCTATTGAGGCCATAGTGGAAGTCGTCTCATGCACGGTCTGGTCATAACCCACGGTCGCCACACTCCGTAACCAAAAATCTCCGCGTCCGCGGGGAGCAACCCAAGCGAGCCTGCAGTTAGCACAGTGTCCTCACAAAGATTCTGGGCTAGCCAACTGCCGTCTCGTCCCCTCATCATTGAAAGGCAGGGCTATGGCAAACGTAAATCTGTGGAGTAACGTCTCCGTCTCCATCCAATCGGCGCTGGACGCGCCGGATACCATCACCGGCATCACCAAAGCGAACCCGGCGGTCGCCACCGCAACCGGTCACGGCCTGGCTGACGGCGACTTCATCAAGCTGACCGTGTTGGGCATGCGCGAGGTGGATTCGCGAGTGTTCCGCGTCTCGAACGTGACGACCAACACATTCGAGCTGGAAAACGAAGACACCACCAACTACGCGACCTTCATCTCCGGTTCGGCCGAAAAGATCACCTTCGGCATCAACATGACCACTGCCGTCGGCCTGAACGGCTCCGGTGGCGAGTTCGACTTCATCGACACCACCACCATTCACGGCAACGCCAAGAGCCAGGTTCCGGGTCTGCCGAACGCAGCCTCGTACACCTTCGACAACCTGTGGGACCCGAGCGATGCCGCCCTGGCTGCCATGAACGTCGCCTCGAAGAACCGCTCGCAGCGCGCAGTGCGCTTCCACTTCGCCGGCGGTACCGGCCCCGTGGTGGCGTTCAACTCGTACATCGGCTGCTCGCTCCTGCCGACCGGTTCGGCGCAGGACAAAGTGCTTACCAGCGTGGTTGCGACCATGCACGGCGCCCCGTCCGTCTACCCGGACTAATCGCCGACGTTCGCCGAAACTCCGGACGGCCCTTCGGGGCTGTCCTCTTTTGAGGATCTGAAATGCGAGTAAAGAAATCGGAAGTTCAGGCGCCAACTCTTTCGGAGGAGTTGGTCGAAGTCGACGAGCTGGGGGGCGAAGTTTTGGTGCGAGGACTTGGCCTTGCCGCGCGTATGGCGCTTAGCCAGGAGTTCAGAGCGTCGGCCGGCCCTGCCGCCAAGAGCTTCGGTCATCTGGCCCCACTACTGGCCGCCAGCGTTCTCGATGCTGACGACGAGCCGCTGTTCACCGCAACCGAGTGGGAGGCCTTCGGCTCGAAGCACTACACCGCCGCGCTGCGCCTTTGGGACATCGCCTGGCGCTTGTCCGACCTCGATGGCAAGGAAGCCGAAAAAAACTCGAAAGCCCCAGCCTCCGAATAGCAGCAATGCTTGCGCTGAGAATGGGGCGCACTCTCGATGAACTCTACGCGACCATGAGTTCACAGGAATTCAGTATATGGGTCGCGCTGTATGACCTGGATCGTTGGGGCGATGAACAGGCGTCTATGCAGGACGACTTCCGCGCCGGGACGATCTGCGCCACGGTCGCCAACTTCGCCGGCAAGACTATCAAGCGTGGCTCGGACGGGCTGTCGGCTGCTGACTTCATGCCTAGCCTCGCCAAGCCGAAGGAGCCGGTCGCAGAGGTTGATCCGGTGGCGCACTTCAAGCTGCTCGCAACAACACAGTCGCAGCACAAATAACTAGGATATCCCATGCCGTTACTGGAAATTGACATTGAAGCCAGGTATGCGCGGTTTCGCGATGCGATGAACCAGATCGAGCGCCAGACCCAGAGCTCGGCGGCAAAGATGAGCAAGGCCTTTGATAGCGTAAAGGGGGCACTTGCTAGCCTGGGCGTAGCGGTGTCGGCTGGCGCGCTAGTTTCGGTCGTGAAGAACGCGATCGACGCGGCGGATCACCTGAACGATCTGTCGAAGCAGACTGGTATCGCCGTCGATACGCTCGGCGGGCTGGGCTTCGCTGCCGGGCAGGCTGGCGGTAATCTAGAGAGTATTGCTGCTGCAGCCGGCAAGCTGAACAAGTCGATCGCGGAAGCTGCTGGTGGCAACAAGGAATTTGGCGATGCATTCAAAGCGCTGGGCATCAATATTTACGATACCCAGGGCAAGCTGAAGACGGCGGATGAAGTATTAGTAGAGCTGGCGAACAAATTCGCTGGCTTTGCTGACGGCCCGGAAAAAGCCGCAATCGCAATGCGCCTGCTGGGAAAATCCGGCGCAGAGCAGATCGCCCTGCTGAACGACGGTGGCCGGGCGCTGCAAGAGAACATCGAGTTCTACAAGCGTTATGCGGGCGTCACGCAGGAGACCGCGAATCGGGCGGATGCGTTCAACGATACCCTGGGCAAGATCAGCGTAATCAGTGGCGCATTCGGACGGACACTCGCCGCAGAACTGCTGCCAACGCTGGAGAGCGTCTCCAGTGCGCTGCTTAGATCCAAAGAAAACGGCAATCAGTTCAACGAGTGGGCTGGTCGTGCTGCCGGTGCCATCCAGTTGCTTGCGGCTGGTGGCGTGGCTGCAGCGAGCGTTCTGGACAACATTGCGATTAAAGCCGGGGCAAATCGGCGAGGCATTCGATAAATATAGCGAGTCTGCAGATAAATCTGCCAAAGCGTTTCTCGAACTCTATCAAAGCCTTCGCAACCCACCTCCCGCTAATAAGTTCGAGGCCCTCTTCGGTAAGATCGAGGGGCAGATCAAGGGCGAGAAAGATCTTGCGGAAACCAGAAATAGCTTCCTACAGAAATACCGCAACGAAGACCTGATCTCTGAGCAGGACTACCAAAAGGGTAAGCTTGCGGCTCAAAAAGAAGCGGTCGAGAACACCAAAAAGCTCTTCGACCAGCAGATCGCCGTCTTGACCGCAGAGAAGCAGTTTGCGAAAACCGACGAGGATGCCAAGACCATCCAAGGTCGCATCGACGAGCTGTACCAGAAGAAGCAGCTGGCCGGAGTAGAAAAACCTCGCGCACCAGTCCTCCCAAGCACGGCCAAGGACCCTCTCGCCAAGGTTCCGGAGAAGATGGCCGACGCCGAAAACCGCAACCTGGAGCGGCTTTCTGACCGTGAGCGGGAAATCCTTGCTGACCGCTCAGAGTTCTTGACTGCGTACTATCAAGAAGACCTGATCTCGATCACGGATTACTATGCCGGCCGTCGCGCTGCACAGGACGAAGCCCTGCGCGAGCAAGAGGCGAACATCACCAAGGAGATTGACAATCTCCAAAGGCTAAAGCCAAAGGATGCGCTCCAAAAGGTCGAGATCGACAGCAAGGTAGATGCGCTGGTCGACAAGCGAAAGGCGATTCAGGAAGCGGCGGGCAAGGCCTCGATCCAGCTGTCCATCGAAGAGGATCGGGCAGCAAAGGCATTCAAGGACACGTTGACTGGAATCCATGCGGAGCTGCTCGAGCAGCAAGGCATGCTGGCGCAAGCCGCGGGTATTCGGTTCGATCAGAGCAACGAGAAAACCAAGACTCGCCTTCAGACCGAGCGTAGTTCCGCCGAAGGTCGCGGGGACACGGTGACGGTAGCGGCGCGCGATGCGGATCTTGAAAGGCTCGCTGCACTGCGTAACATGGCGGTCTCTCGCGCGCAGCTCAATAGCCTTGAAGAGGTTTCGGCCGGTATCCAGCTTAGTCTGACGGAAGCAACCGATCGTGCACAGAACAGCGCGCAGTCGGGCGCTACGACCGAAATGCAAAGCTTGCGACTGGTTAGCGATGCCCGCCTGCAGGCTGCCGCCGATCTTCGGCAAGTTGCGAATGCCTTCGAAGAGGTCGCGCGCGCTTCCGGCGATCCACGCATGATCCAGCAAGCTCGCGCCATGAAGCTCGAAGTCGAGAAATTGGCGGCATCGGCGGACCTGGTGCGCGAGCGCTTCCAGGATGCCTTTACCGGACCGTTTGAATCTGCGATCGACAAGATAATCAGTGGGACGGCATCGTTCAAGGATGCTGTCAAGGGGCTGTTCTCCGGTATCGCTGCTGAGATGTCGAAGATGGCCTCGCAGGACCTTACCAAGCAATTACTGGGTAAGAACGGGCCGCTCGGTGGTGCCGTTGACTTTTTTGCAGGCGTATTCGGTGGCAAGCCCAAGGCTCCAGAGGCATCGGCTGACATCGCGGACGCCATCACCAAGGCTTCGCCAAAAGACGCCGCCCTTACGCTGCAAACGCAGGCAGTCGATGCTAACCGCGTCGCGATGGATCAGCTTACGCAGGCTGCGCAAAGTGCTGCAAGCGCGTTGGCTAAGCTACCGACCGCTCGGGACGGCACAACTCCGTTGCCATCGGATGGCTCTGGATCGGCGGCAGGCGGAGAGGGGCCTTCGACCGGCGAAGCTGCCGAGATTCCCGCTGACGTTTCTGATTCGCTGACGCAGTTCGGCGGCACCGCGGTATCTGCCGCTACTGGTGTCGCCCGGCTTGCAGCTTCCGCAGATATTGGTGGGGGCGCCCTTGCACGCCTCCCGGCCATCGTCAGCATGTTCCAGTCCATCGTCGCGGCTTCAAGCGCGTCGAGTGGCAGCTCCGGAGGCGGGTGGCTTAGTGCGATCGCCAGTCTCTTCGGAGGCGGCGGAGGTGAGGTAGCCTCCAGCGCAGCCTATGCAGCCTCCGACTTCTTGGCATCGGCAAAGGGAAACATCTTCGCCGGCGGGAACGTCGTGCCATTCGCCAAAGGTGGCGTGCCTGAGGTCGTCTCGGCGCCTACTTTCTTCCCAATGAAGAACGGTAAGACCGGCTTGATGGGCGAGGCTGGGCCCGAGGCGATCATGCCGCTGGCGCGCGACAAGGCTGGAGAGCTCGCTGTTCGTATGGTGGGCGAGCGGGGCAACGTTACGCTCCTGCCGATCACGCGCGACCATAGCGGCCGCATGGCTGTCCGTTCGGTCGACAAGGCCTTTGCTACGGGGGGTGTCTTTGGTGCGGCTGAGCCTACTCGCTTGGTCGCTACGAATAGCATCAGGGAGCAGGCCACAACTAGCGTCCTCAGTAGCCGTGGCGACACCGTTGTAGTCCCGCTCGCGATGGGCGCCAATGACCATGGTGTCACGCCAGGAAAGGCCGGCGATACATACATCCAGCTTAGTGTGACGCCACCCGTAGGGGCAACACGTGAAACTGCACTTCAGTTTGGCTCCAACGTTGCAAGGCAACTCGAGCGCTCAAGGAGGAATCGTTAATGTCGATTACCGTGTTTGCCGACGTATTACTGTCTGAAGAAGTCATCGCAGCTGGCGTGCGCGGCAAGCAGATCCGCAAGAACGATCGGGTTGTTAAGGATAGCGGTGACGTTGACATCAACATCGTCTGGACCAGGACGTTGCGTGAGTTCGAGCTCGGCATCGTTGCGATGTCAATCGAGGCCTGGCAGGTGTTGGAAACGCTGCACGAAATCACCGAAGGTGGCGCCTACGGATTTTTGATGCGGGATCCTAAGGACTGCTTTGTGACTGCGGGCGGCATCTTGGTGCCGGTTGAGGGCGGGGGCTACCAACTCGGGAAGCGTTATACCGAGCCGCGCTCTGGCCGCACTAAAGATCGGAAGATCACCCGCCCCAGCGAATCCATAACCGTGCTCGAAAATGATGACGAGGTGAGCGCAACGATCGATCCGTTAACCGGACTGGTAACGATCGCTGGCTCCCCGGATGCCAGCAGGCTCTCTTGGGTCGGGGAGTTTTACTTGCCCGTGCACTTCCTCGACGATTCAATCGACTGGGAAATTGTTCGTCCAGGTTCCGAGGATAAGCGCCTCGTTGCCGGGCCTTCGGTAGTCCTGCAGGAGATTCGCGAATGAGCAGCGCATGTAAGGATCTGATCGGCAATCGCTTCGGTCGTTTGTTCGTTCGGGGCCGCGCCGAAAGTTCGCGCTCCGGTATGGCTCGATGGAACTGTTTATGCGACTGCGGCGGCGAAAGGATCGTGCAGGGGAATCACCTTCGGACCGGAGCAATTCAATCCTGCGGGTGTTTGCAGCGCGAAGCAACCGCAAGAATCAATAAGAGCCACGGCCAAGCGCACACCCCATCGTATATCACGTGGCGCTCGATGGTCCAACGATGCACCGACCCAAATTGTAAGAGTTACATCGATTACGGAGCGAGGGGTATCACGATAGATCCCCGCTGGCTTAATTTCGATGCCTTCTTCGCAGATATGGGCGTGAGACCAGAATCAGCGTCCCTTGAGCGAATCGATAACAATGCCGGCTACTCGCCGGAAAACTGCAAGTGGGCTACTAGGCTAGAGCAGGGAAATAACACACGGAGGAACCGGTTTC